GCCATTAGCAAACTGAACGCTGTCTTAAAGTGTTTGGATGGACCAGCCCACATTGTAAGACCTGGAGTAAGACCACCATCAAGACGACCTGACAAGGCAACGTTGATGATTGGAATTGAAGTAGGAATCATATCCTTCTTAGTGAAGAACTTAGATACGTTAAGGACAGCAGAGTCCTTAATCGTAGTGTTCTTCTTGATTTTATCAAGAATGCTCATTGTTATCCTTATAGAGATTTATACAAACTAGATTGGGCAGTAAACTGTTGTTTCCAATTCCACTCATCAAGAACCAACTGATTGAAGGTATGATCTTCGACTTCGATGATTTCTTCAACAGACAACTCTAGCATACGAATTGCTCGTGCATAGTTATCGGCGTAGTTTGTTGGTCGAGCTGGCTGATTTTTAATCTTCATGAACTGGTCTAACTCTCCAGTATTAGCCAACTTCAAATTAGCCTTAGCGAGTTTTAGAACTGCGACTTTGTAGTCTTCAACAGATTCATCATAATCAGCTACGTGCTTGGTTGCATTATCTTTAACGATCTGGAGCAACTCCAGACGATTCATCTTTACACTATTCATAACGTTCCTTTTACTATTAAGCATCTTAGACCTTCAAGAAGTCCAACAGTTGCGTTTCATTCATCATACCAGATTGACGCTTCACTTCTTTACCAGCGTCATCTACAATCACCATAGTTGGTACGCCTCGAACACCGTACTCAACTGACAGCATAATGTTATCATCAATATTAACTTCTTCGATTGGTGTGGTGATTTTGTCACCAGCATCTTTAATAACCTTGCTGATCATCTTGCAGGGTGCGCACCACTCGGCATAAAATTTTAAAACTTTCATAACCATCTCCTAAAAATATATTATACACTAATCCCAGATGCAAAGCAATTATTTTTGCGGTACATCGAACACAAAAGTAACACGGACTTCGTTGCCAATGTTCTTAGTGCCATGGGGTAATTTATTGTTGAACCAAAGTAAAGTTCCAGGTTCTACTATCACAGATTCATCGCCTACTGAATATATGTATCTACCTTGGATGGACAGATGATAGCGGTCTCTTGTTTGGTAATAATTACCAATATCGATATGGGTTCCAACCCCACCATCAACTGGGAGTGAAAGGAAACCACACCGACTAACTTTCTTAAAGTGTCTCTTGACAAACCCAATAACTTCACCATGGCGCTTGATAGCTTCAGTTGGAATACAAATTTCTGTATCTCCAACATAGTCGCCCATCTTCTCCACACCACCAATTATAAGTTGTAGTACACCAGCTTGGACTTCGGGGAATCCATATGTGAGCATAGACTTTACGCCATCCACTCTTGTCTGAATACCCCAGTCCTCTGGGTTTTTATCCAACTGTGCCAAAATCTTTGACACGTTGATGCCAGTCTTAATGATTCTAATGTTATCCAAAGAAATCTTCCAATGAACTTTGTTCTTGCGTCTTCCAACCAAGCGGTTGAATGACAATCTGTAGAGCATCCAAGAATACTTTCTCGAACTGCTTGTCGTAATCTATGTATGAATCTAATCCAAACTCTTTTGGGAGTTCTTGGTTGAACGCAATCACATCTTCCTGTAATGGGTTCGGCGTACGAACATACACAAACTTAATCTTATCACCGTCTCGAATTGCAGCATACTTCTTATCAATCCCATGCTTCTTGATATAGTGATTATGCAGTAACGCACCACGAACGTGGATTGGAGTACCCTTTGAATAGATCGGAGAACCAGCATACTGTTTCATACCGTTCACACCACGAGGGAATGCAACATCAGCCAGAGGCATCTTGTCGAATTCTTTCTTGAAGTCTGTGACATACTTATGTAGAACTTTTTCGTCACCCAAAAGGATAACATCGATAGATTCTTTCAGCTTTCCACGGATAACAGATGGTGTTGAAGACTTAACCATCTCAAGACCCATAACCTTAACCTTCGGCTTTGCAAACTGAACACCCTCAGAGTTATGAACGTTCATGATGTAACGCTTCATCACCATCTTCTGTGAGTATGCATTCATGTATTGAGCCAACTCTTGGTAACCAGTATCAATAAATGGTTGGAAGATATCCTCACAGATTTTATCCATGTACTTGATCTTCTGTTCGGTAGTTTTACCTTCGCATGTATGCTCAACTAGCTTCTCAAGAGTCAGGTAGATCGAGTCAGTATCAATCGCAATGATGTAATCTTTACCTTCGGTTTTCATCACCTTGTTCATATAGGCATTAATCTTGTTCGCCATCCAACGAATGGACAACTGGCCAGATGTTGTAATGCCTTCAGCCATGCGAATATCGAAGTAACGGAAATATTGATTACCCATGGCACCATAAGCAGAGTTCAGCGCAATCTTCATCGCCATCTGCAGGTTGTTTAGTCGGCTAATCTCTTTCAAAAGATGAACCTTAGTCTTGTCGTTCTGATACTCTTGCTCAATACCAAGCATCTGTTTCTTGAACTTGGAACGGTCTTTGTACATCTTCTCCATCAACTCAGGCATGAACCCTTTGATGTCTTTACGGTAACACCATCCGTTAGCAGTTACAGTTAGATCTCGTTTGTGTGCGTAGCTAGTGTCAGCTTCTTTAGTGAGCAACTTATCAACAGTCACTGGGAGTTTCTCTGAGGTCAGAGTCTCTGGTGAGATGTTATATTGCATAATCAAGTGAGGATACAATGAGTTCAAGTCAAACGAGGCAACCCACTTATGAAGACCAATCAATGGTTCTTTAACATACGCACCTTCGAACTGGGCGTCTTTACCAGAGAACGACTTCGCTGGAATCACGATACCCTTGGCACGCAGATGGTTATAGATGATCGAGTCCCACATACGTACCTGTGAGTAAACGTCTTCCATATTGATCTTAGCTTGGTACGCCATGGTCAAATGTAGTTCGATTAGACGCATCTTGTCGTCCATTCGGTCAACTAACTCTACGTCATGAATGTTATATTCAACGAACTGTTGCCAGTGGTTTGTGTAGAAGTCTTTGAACGAATCGCCTGGATTTTCTTTTTTGCGGTCGCCGAGTTCTTGTTCGGCAATGTAATCAAGACGATAGGACTCTTGCTTGGAGTAAGTATACTTTTTGTAGAGTTCGAGATAGTCTAGCTGAGCAATGCCAACGATATCGTAATGGATCTCTTCGTTACCTTTGATGAATGTCTTGCGCTCATTGACATAACCCCATGGGCTAATCTTATTGGCAAAAGTCTCACCAAGTTCACGTGTGATACGACGAACCAAATATGGTATGTCAAAGAAGTCGGTGTTCCAACCAGTGACTGCATCTGGATAGTTATTCTGCCAGAAAATCATAAACTCTTTTAGGAGTTGCTGTTCAGTTGCACAGTTAACGTAAATTAGATCGTCACGGTTATGTACGAAAGCCCCAACACCAAACGTAATCACACGCTTGGATTGAAGGTCTTTAATCGTGATAAGTGTAACTTCTTCGTTAGCAGTTTTGATATCAGGGAACCCCTGTTCAGTAGTCGTCTCAATGTCAATCGTGAAGACTTTAAACTGTTCCATATCCCATTTAACTTCACCCTCGTAGGTGTCGCTGATATACTGATATGCATAGTTGGTCTGACCATATACTGGGAATCCCTCGATACCCTCATAACGTTTGATGAAATCACGAGTCTCACGGATGGATCCAGGTTGAACTTCATCAACGAATACATCCTCCAATGTCTTCCACTTGGAGGGTTTCTTTGATGGCACATAAAGAGTCGGAGAGAAGTCGACCTTACGTTTATAAGGACGACCATTCTCATAACCACGCACAAGGATCTTATCTCCAAATGCGTGGGCTGATGTATAAAATTCCATTAGTTCTTTCCGTACATTAACATCATTGCATCATAAGCGCAGTCATGAACTGGGTGGTGTTTGATAACAGAGGCACGTTCAAATTCTGGATGATCAACACCGCAGTAACCATTGCTCGTGCCATACAGGATATCTACTGCAGTGCGCACATCACGCCATTGAGCATATCCTGTGAGTGGATCCATACCAAGTTTTGTGGCTAGAGAATCAATCACCAATTGATCGAGTGACCCACGTGCCCACATAGTTTGCTTTTGCGAATTGGTATGTTTGTTCATATATTCGTAAAAGATGTTCATACCTTCAGCGGCAGACAAATCGTATGCAGATGGCTCGAGTGAAACCTTGCGAACATATTCATGTTGAGTCTTCCACCAATCAAGTGTAGACAAAGTCACAGTACGACCCATCTGTGCCTGTTCCTTTGCTTTGAATTTAACAAAGCAAGCACCATCAAGAATCTTCTGGTAAGAAGGCTTTTCTTCTGGATCAAAATAGACCAATGCTGCAGATAAAACTACAGCATTAGATTCTACACCTAGAGTTTCAACGTCGAACATAAACATATTAACTATTATCCTTCATTTTTTGTTGGCGGTCAAGTTCGTGTGCATCACAAAGAGTGCGAATCCATCCACCGCTTCGTTCTTTACCTCTGTCGCCGCAAGTTTCGCAAGATGCGTCAGCCCATGCTTCTGCCATACGAACCATACCACGAACTTGGTCATCCCCACCATCGTAGTAGAAACGTAGTCCACCGAACTTTTCTTTGACTTGTGCCACAACTACCTGAGGAACAACTTGCTCTGTTCGGTTAGCCCAATCAATGTGAGATTGAATATTGGCGCAGAGGGTTTCAATGATGTGCCACCAACCTTTACCTATAGCAAAGCCGCCATAGGCTGTACTAAACATAGCAGGATACTTCTCTTCCATTCGTTTAGCGAAGTCGTCATACTCTTTTAATTCATCCATTATTATCTCCAAGTTCTGTGGTTTTCAGCCACGTGTTCAATGCCGTCGTATTCTGAGATGTGCCACTGGACATCATCTGGAATCTCAACTACAGATAGGTCGGCCATGCGGCTGCTGGCAGAAGCACCCATCTGTTCTACAATCTTAACCAAGTTTGGGTCACTGCGATCAATTGAATACTCACTCCAATAATTTTCATCATTAACAGAGCCGATGTAGTAATGATATGGAATCAAAGTGGGTGCTAAAGTCGACTCCACTGCGATGATTTCTAAACCAGATATCGCTGCATACTTCATGACGGCTTCGTGGCTTAATCCAAAACCACCGAAACAACGATTGATTACAACTTTCATTTAATGTCCTTAGAAGAGTCAGCAACTTCTTTGTCGTCACGGATCTCAAGAATGATTGGGAGGAACAAAGACTCTTCTCCAGCTTTGTTCTTGATTCTAGTATTATACTTGATCGCAGCGATTTTGTCAATTACTTCTGGACCAATATTCTTGCGTTGGTCGTCAGAGAAGCCAGAGCCAGCACGAACCTTGATCACACCATCAGAAGATTCCAACAGAAGTGCTCCAAGCATACCAGCGTACTTACCTTGTCCTTCTTCGATGCCAACGATACGCAAGTCACATTCCAATTCACCCTTGAACTTAATCTGAGTCTTAGAACGTTTGTCTTCCCATACACCAGCGAGATCTTTCAGAATGATACCTTCTTGACCAGCCGCAAGGTATTCTTCAAAGATTGTTTTAGCGGCTTCGTAGTCGCAAACAACAGTGTGTTCGACCAGATGAATCTTCTCGGGCAAGTCCATTGATTGTAGAGTACCGAAACGTGTTGAGTATGGAGCAGCGCAGTGACCAGTCTCAAACATCACATAAGGGATAACATCCCACACAGTGGCGTGGACTTTAGATGCATCACGAACAGTGATTGTACCCTTGTTGGCTTTGTTGAGAATACCGTTGCCAGTTTGACGATCCAGAATCTTGCCGTTGTCTACAACCAGAAGTTCACCGTCAAACACGCAGTCAACGATTCCAGCCATCTTAACAAATTCTTCTTCCAAGTTACCCAGCAATTGAATCTCTTTACCATTGCGGCTACGGAACTCAACTTTACCATCACGAACGATAGCATTGAAACGCATACCGTCCATCTTCAGTTGTACTGCCGCAGGGAATTTGATTTTATCTACTAGCTTTTGCTCGAAGGGTGAACAGAGCATAACGGGATACTCATGGACTAGACCCATCCAAACTTTGTTGGAGGTGGACGCTGAAAAGCCAGCACGTAGATCTTTCTGAATGATTCGTTCAATAACTTTAGCGTCATCAGGTGAAACTGCTTCCAACATTGACTTCAGGTGATCAATGGCAGCGTTGCCAGTAATGGAACGTGTATGTAAATCATAGAAGGCTGGGAGCATTGACTGCAGAGATGCAGCATGTGATGTGGTGTTTGGAGTGTACGCAGGAATCTTGCGCTGATAGAACTGAGTGAATGGACACAACGCCAGACGAATCACTTCCCGCAGGAGTTCATTATCTTTGTTGGCTTCCAACTGTTCAATTTTGAAGTTGCGGGAGGCATTAGCTGCCAGTGATTCGAGGAATTGATGAATGTTCATTTTAACTCTTTGAAGGTTCTGTATTTAGTATAGAAGGGTAGAGGCTTGGAAAACTTCTTAGTGGTCTTTGTGTCCACGTTGTAGAATGCAACCAGCTTTGTCTTAGTATCATTGACGTAGTAGATATGATTAGAAACCTTATGGCTCCAATCACTGGTCGTTTCCTGCAGTGCTCTCATCGTTTCATCCAAGTACGAGCAGACGGAGGGGCTTTCTTTTTGGTATCAACAACTTGGATCTGACCACCACGCTTCAGGAATTCCTGCAGACGTTGTTCGGATTCAGCACGCATCTCAGCTTTAGATTTTGTAACGACATTCATGATATACCCTTAAATTAAGCCAACACAACAAGACGAGGAAATTCAGCTTTGTCCATGAACGATTCACCATTCAGTGGAGCAGTGAAGAAGTCAGGCTTACACTTCTTATCAATTTTACCATCAAATACACGACTCATGAATTCACACCGTACAGTTTTGTCCATATCAGAGATGGAAACCACACGACCAATCATGTAGCAGGAATCAATACCAGTGAAGTCAAACGACTTAATCAGATCACCACGTTTCATTTCATTCCCTTTCCTAATCACAATAGAGTTATTATACCACAGGTAGGGAAGAAAGACAACAACTAAATGCAATGACCCTACAATCCTGAGGGGATTGTAAGGTGTTGATTCTACAGGGAATTTTTGGAGCTAGAAGCCTCTAGAATAGAGAGCTAGCAGAGGCGTTTAGCCTTTGAAAATAGAGCCTAGAGAGCCTGCAGAGGCGATCTCGATACCTGAACCGAACATACGGCTGTATTCGTTGCGCATGGCTACAGCAGGGTCAGCTTCAGAGGCGATAGCGTGTTTAAACAAGTAAATCTTCTCACCTTCGGCATACGGCATATATGGAGCCAGTCCAACGCCGATACCCTTCTCCGTTTGTTGGAGCATAATTGTAGCGGTACCCTCAACAAAATAACCAGCATCTGAACCAGCAGTTATACTGCCGATAAGTTCTTCACCACTAATCAATTTAAATACTTTAATCA